GAAAAATCTGCTGTTTCATAACCGTAAACAATATAAATAGAACGTGGCTTAAACACAATCAACTGACCTGCGTACACAGCAAGACCGGTTATACCGTCACCACCACCAAGGAAGTCAAAGTAGTCTTCTTCAGCCCAGTCTTGTGGTTCTGCTTCATGCGAGTAATGTAATCTGTTTTTGTAGTTTGTTCCGGCATAATCAACTGATGCAGCAAACATCTTGTTTGCATGCACAACAATATGTTCACATTTAGGGAACTTATCTCTTGATGGGGAGTTGTAGTTGTTATTCCAGTTAGAACCAGTCAACGCCGTAATAGCAGTTGCGTATGTGTCACCAGTTTCCCAGACATAACCCTGTGTACCATCATGACCAGTAGCGATATAAAGTTTGGCACCCCAGTTAGCAAAAGAAGCACCATTAACATTTGAAGCAACAATATTGTTCCCAGATGAATAAGCAAGTTGTGTGAAGTTTGTTCCAGTTGAATGCCACACAGCAGTACTGTTAGCCAACATAACTCGTGGAGTTGCACCATAAAATGGATGCAACTTGTACGGTGTCCATGTGCCAGACACAGCCGTAGAGTTAATCTCACGCATAGCACCACGAGTAAACAAACCACCACGAGGGTCAACCTCAACATTCAACATGTCAGGTGATTCATTTCGAGCCAACTGAAACTGGTCTGCCCTAAGGTTTAGACCACCAGTGAAGTCGTCGTAGCGTTCAACGGATACATTGCTCATTGTCCAAGTGTCGCTCCAAGCGTCTGCAACCAGCGACGCATAGTTGGATACTGACGACCAGCAGACATAATAACTGGCTGTGCACTTGATGCTTTCATCAAGTCACGGCGAGCAAGTCCAACACCCTCTTCAAATGAGTTCATGTACATCTGCGACAACTGTGCATCTTCTTGACGCTGATACACACGGGCTAGCACAAAATAAGGCAACAAAGCATGGAACCATTCATCAAGGTCAATGGTCTCAGATGTGTTAGTCAACCATGTGTATACCGGGTTCCTAAAAGCACGAATAGTTATTGGATACACGGCATCAGGCTTAGCCCAAAACTGAATCTTCTTATCCCAGAATGAATAAAAGTATGGTCGTGAAGGCACATCAGTATTCCCAAGCCAAATATCCTCTGCTTGGTTGTAATCAATCAAAGTCAGACGATTACCAGATGTGCTCGAATCTACAACCGAGATAATCTCACGAATATCACCAATTGTAGAGATTGTGTATTCACGTTGACCAATTACAGTGTCAAAGGTGTAAGTCTCCTGAAGGTACGGCCACCGTCGCTCAAGTGAGTAGATTCGTTGGAAGCCCTCACGAGCAAACTGGTCAACAATAGAGTCAGGCAAATCCACTTCATCAAGGTCAGCCATATTCCTAACTTGGGTGCGAAGTTGTGTCAGAGTAATGCTCATTTAGCCTCACCTTGTGACCTAAGATGACCGATGCAGTAGTCCGTACCCCGTGCCTTTGGACCTTCACAGGTATCCTCTTTGGCTATACAGCGATTGCGACCTACATACGGCGCAGATGGAGGAGCAATCTTTGCTCCCGCTGTCGGGGCTAGGCGGATACCAGATATTGGTTGTCCGTAATAAGAATGGGCAGGTACGGCGTTTTTCATATACAACTACCCCAATTTGTTACATATCCCCACCTTTCGGTGGGGACAATGTTTGCCACCAAGGTGATAGGGGTATTAACGTTCTTTTTTCTTAGCCTTTTGAGCAGCGGCTTTTTTTGCTGCTGTTCTTTCCTTGATTAGTCTTTCAGCATTTCGCTTAGCATTACCGCCACGCAGTTGTTTCTGTGAACGACGAACATCAGAAACATCAAGTCGATTCCCAGCATAACCACCACTTGCAGTAACACCTTGACGCATCTGTTGTCCAGCAGTCTTAATTTTTTTTACTCGTTCAGAAGCATAACTAGCCGAGTATGTTTTTTGTTCTTTAGAGTTAGTTTGCTTCCTCATCCGTTCAGACTGTGCTCTTTTTGCTTCCATATCTACACCACTTCGTGATGCTGCTTTCTTTTTCATAGCCATTAGTACATTCCTTTTTTCTTAGATGATTTTGATTTGCTGCTCTTCTTACCACCCTTAGTTGGCGGGTAGGTAGAAGTCTTTGTGCCAGCCTTAGGAGTTGCATCCGCATGGCTGGAAAGAATTGAATATTTAACTGGCATTACTTACCCCTGTTGGTTAATCCGCCACCTGTTAGGCGAGTGTACAATGAACTTCTTCCACCTGCTGATGGACCACTACGTGCTGGCGCCTGAGATGGGGCAGAACGTGCATTCCTTAATACAGCAAGATTCCTTACTCTCATCTCAGCATCTTTCAAATTCATACCTTGAGTTATTTTTGCTCTCTGAGGATAAGGAACCAACTTGTCAAGTTTCTTCATGGTGTCTTTTGAATAGTCACCATAGTCACCAATATCTTTTGGTTTTTTGGTTGATTTTTTCTTTTTTGCTGCCATGAAATTCTCCCTTGAAATAGGGGAGTGGGTTTCTGCCCACTCCCCCGATTCAATTACTTACGGTAGATTGATACCGTGTTTGCTGCAGTGAATACTGCAACAAACGACGCTGACGATGCTGCTGCAACGGTTGCTGAACCCACAAGGGTCACTCCCGAAGCACCTGCAGTCAACGTAATTGCATGTGTTGCACCAGCAAGGTTTACTACGGCGAATCGGAAACTTGAACCGACTCCTTCGTCTGTAAACGCTGCACCCAACTCTGCACCAGTTGGTGTTGTCAACGCACGACCCGTTGTTGGGGTCATGGTGTAAACAACTTCTGCTGCACCAGCGAGTGTTGCTGCTGACTGTGTGGTAGCAGCGTCGGTTGCGGCAACAACAGTTACCTTCTCCTCTTTTGCTGCCCACTCTTCAAGACGCTTACGTGTTACTGCGCCTTGTGTGTCGTTTGCTAATAGTGGCATTTCATTTTCTCCTTGTTAGTTAGTGGTCTTAGGCGGTCTTTGCCGTGAGTTTGCCCTGCTTCGCACGGTTGCGACAGGTGAGGTTGCCGTAGCACATGATGAGCGCATAGCGAGCATCTGTGTCTTCTGGCTTGATGAAGTCCGTCTGAGCGAACCACTTGTTGCTGTGACCAACCAAGGTGAGGTACTTCGTGTTGAGGAAGTAGAACACGCCAGCGGTGCAATGCACGTCGTACATTACAGGAGCAGCCTTGAACAACAGGTTCTGGAATCCAGCATCTGCGGTCTTGGTGTCAGTGTAACGTAGGTTTGGCTGAAGCAATGCTTCATACTTCTCAAACAAAGTCTGAGTTGTCAACATCGTGTCTGGGTGGTCATTACCAACCGAAACGCTGTTGTAAGCGGTGCTCATTTGTGCAAGAGTCAACGCAGTTGCGGTGTTCTCTTCGTATGAACGCCAGAACTCGTTGCCTGAAGTTGCTGAGTTGATTCCACCAACGGTGTTGCCGGTCTCAACCAAGTTTCCAAGGCCGTTCCAGTCTTTTCCGCTGTTGCCAGTTCCGTCAGAAAAGAACATCAAGTTGAAAGATTCACGCATTGACTCTTCAGCCTGCATAATCTTGGCTTCGAGCAAGTTGATAATTTCTTGTTCACCGTTGTTCTTGGCTTCTTCAATACCGCTAATTGCGATGGATGCAGCGTACTGCTTCCATTCGTACTCAGCAGCCGAGATTCCCTCTTGTGGTGCCAATGACAGCGAATCGTATCCGCTGTATGAAGCCACAGTTGAGTTCTTGCCGTAGATGAGTGGTTCAACAATCTTCGTACCGCCGTTAAGCATACGAATACGACCGTTGTCCATCAACTTGTAGGTCAAAGGACGTGCTGTGAACACGTTGTCGGTTAGTTGCGAACGGTAGTTCGCAAGAGTGGTTGAGAGCAACTGGTCAAAGTTACTGTTGGCTGATGCCATGATGATTTCTCCTTAAATAGAACGCTAGACGTTTAGTTGCCGTTTTGCGGCTTCAAAAGCATCTCGCAATGATGTGATTGGTTTTGCTGATACATCTGCAGACTTTGCTGTGCTAGTACTACTCACAACTGATGCTTGACGTTTTGCTTCTGTAACTTTGTTTTTCACTTCGTTTTGCTTTGCAGCATTTTCACGAATTGAACGACTCTGCTCATAAACACGGTCAAACGCAATTTGCTTGTAGATTGACTCCAAATCTGTTGAACCTGTGGCTAACGCCTTGGCTACAACTTCGTTGGCATCAAAATCTGTTCCGTATCGGGTTTGAAGCGTCTGGACAGTTCTTTCCAACTCATCCATAGCCTTTTGTTGTTCAAAAGCCTGAATACGTTGTTCCAACTGTCGGTACTGCTTTTCAACTGGGTCCATGAACAGGTCTTCTTCTTCAGAAGTTGTCTGTCCAACACCGTAATGTTGTGAAAGAAGTGCCAAAGTACCAGAAGGGTCGTTTTGCAAGGCTTCTTGCAAAGCGACTCCAAATTGTACTTGTCGCCTTTGCTCACTGAGTTCCTGTGTCTTGCGGGTATAGTCCGCTTGACGCTGGTATCCAGAAAGCGCCTCTTTCAGAGGGACATTAACTTCCTCTCCGTTGACTAGCACAGAAACATATTTGTCTCCAAACTCGTCTACAGGGAGAAGGTCAATCTCTTCTGCTGTAAGGGCATCAACTACATCCGCAACTTCTTGAGATTGTCCTAGGTCTTCTAGGGTCTCTTCGGTTGTGATTTCATTGCTATTTATATCGCTCATTTAAGAGTCCTCCGTGGGTTGCTCTACTGATAGGGTTTATTCGTTACATTCCCGGCGGCATTCCACCTTGCTGTGATAACAACGCCAAGATTTCTGGTGGCAATTCCCCGCCACCCATTTGTTCTACGCCAGCCTCACTAGGAGCCATACCACCTTGTGGTGGCATCATTCCTTCAGGTGGCATCATTGCCTCTGGAGGTGGTGCACCCTGTGGAGTTATTTGCTGTGCTGGCATTTGTGGTTGAATAATGAACGAAGCACCCGAACGGATACCAAACCCTTGTTGAAGTACAAAACTAGCCAACTTTGGCATATCAATAATTCCCGCAGAAGCAAATGGCGCCATTGCGTCAACAACCTGCATTGCCATCTGACGACGGAATGATTCATTGACTGGCTGAGTTGAACCACCCTCTACCTCAAAGTCAAATTCACCTTGAATATAATCACGGTCAAATTCGAGCCAAAATGGTTGTGCTTCCTGTCCAGCAATACGTACAGCCTGCTGACCGGTCATGTACTGCTGTGCAAGGATAACCAATCGTTTTGCAATCTCAGCAATTGACAATTCAACAATAGCCAACTTTTCAGATGCACGAGCATTGGCATTATCTTGAATAATGCCCGCTTCGGTTGCTGTACGCCTAATTTCTGGCAAACCACCACGCATATATTCAGACACACCAGATACACGGTCAATGTCTCCAGAGATGAGGCTTGACTGGTTGTAGAACTCTGGTGGACTGATAACTGCTGGCATTGGTGTAATAACGTTTCCAATACCTTCTTCTGAAATAACTGGAACCATCACGTTATCTTCATCTGACTCCAACGCTGCACGACCATCAGCGTCAAATGCTGATTCCTTGTACAACCACTTTCGTGAGAAACGCTTACGATGGTTCATCATTTGGGTACGAGTTGCGTTCAATTCCTGTTGCAATGGTTCAATTGCTTCCAACTCACCCATTGGGTAAAAGTATTCAGGAATTTCATAGTTACGCAACATTACAAATGGATGACCAAACTTAAATGGTATTTCTGTTGGGTTAATCAAAAACTTGTCCGAACCATCACAGAAGACCGACATGGTGTTTCTATCAATGTCATACCATTCCCAAATTTCTACATAAGAATCACTTGGGTCTGTTGAACGACGTGGTGAATAACCATCCTGACCATACTTTGAATAATGCGATGGTGCAGCCTCGTTTCGTGCTACAGAGTTATAGCGCTTATCCTTTTTAACATCTAGCAATGGTCTGCGTACTCGTTGTGCAATCCATTTAATGTCATACATTGTCGTAGCATCTGGGTCAACAAAAACATCAAATGGACTAACACGTTCAATAAATGGTCGGTCTTCTTTAATAATAAGTTCCGATTCCATATTTGACTCTGGAGCATCTGAAACAAGTTCGTCGTAAGAATCAAAGTTTGCTTGCGCAACCTTTTCCTCTTCAACAAACCTATAACCGGTCTTAATCCAACCATGCCCAAGAATCAAAAAGTCACGAACTGCACGCTTGAATTCTTTTTGGCATTCGTAATGTCTCCACCAGTAGTTAACAATTGATTCTGTAAGAATCGCCTTGTCACTATCTTCGTATTTACGAGCATTAACCGTAATCTTTGGATAACTAATAGAAACAGACGGTGCAACAACGTTAATTGTTGCAAAAGCAATGTTCACCAACAAACGGTCTTCTTCTGAAACACCTTTGTAATGCTTACCACGATAAAGGTCAATCATCCGTCGCCAAACTTCGTCACAGGCTTCTTCATGCCTCCAGCGACGTGACTGGTCTAACTTGTCACGATACTTTTTAAGAACTTCGCTATTTGGTGTGCGTGCCATTATGGTCCAACCTTTTTGATTTTCATTTTTGATTTAACATTTGGTTTAATTTTTTTTGCTTCACGTTCATGAAGTGATACAGCAAATCTATTTGCTTCGTCCGCTGTTTTGAATTTTCCTAAATGTTTTCCAGTTGCGTAATATTGGTTAATTGATTCATCTTCAGTTAATTTTTTTCCAGTAGATGAGAAAGTTGGAACAAGTATTTCTAATCCTGAATCATCAGAAAAACTCATTGAAAAAATAGTGCTAATACTACCATCTGGATTTTTGTATTTAACTTTCCAATTATTCAGATTTATATTTCCTTTTGTAACTGGGAGAGGGTATGGTTCATTTGGCATCAGTTTTTCTTCTGCCCTTCGTGCCAACCAATATGGTTATCAAGTTTGCTAGCAATTTTGTCAACCTTTGTCCCAACCATTCGAAGAAGGATTTGTCCTTCTGCGTGTTGGCTGGTATTTTCTTTCCGCAGTTTTTGCAAAACGACCACGAGGGGTCCCGATATGATTGCGACAACAATCGGTACCCATACCACCTCCATCTCAAATCCAACGACTTCCGACAGGCTCGGCATTGATGCCGGCTTCCTTGGCTACACGAACTTGCTCATCTGCCCGTTCTTTGACAGTCGGGCCGTGAAAGTCCTCTTGACCGTAGGTGAATCCTAGGCGAATAGTCTTAATATGGCATTTGAAGCAAATTGAACCACGACGAGGTAATTCATCTACTACAAACGTCGTCAAACACTCTAAACAGCGGAATTCTTTCATAACTATACGCCTAGTTCGTTACTCCCGTACATTGAAGGCACCAATAGGTGACTTGGGTTCTTGTTTTTCTTTCATTATGAACTTTTCCCACCATCCAAGTGTATTTTTAACTGGCGCTGGGTCATAACGATATTCTGGAAGCCAAACATACTTAAGCATCTGATTGCCAATGGCTAAAGACATTACACGGTCGTCATGCGGGGAGCCATGCATCTTGCCATTGGCTTCACGCACAAAAGTGCGTAATTCAGCAATAGTGCTTTTATCATAAATGAGTATTGATTCGTCTCGCACAGCAGCGTTAAGTTCATCAATGGCTAAAGGCTTGGAAACAGCAGTTGTTCTCCAACCCATAGTGTCACTAATCTGCGGGTTTCTGCTATTCATCTTTCGTTGTCGGTAAATGTTTCTATATCCGACTCTTTGCAAACCTTTAATTGTTGTCAAACCATGGTTGTTAGACTCAACCCCAATAAGGGCATGGTTGTAGTAATAACCTAAAGCCCTGAGAATTACTTCACCAAAAACGTCTGGGTCAACGTGACCATGCCATTGGGCAACCAATAGTCCAGTATTGGCTGAAATAATGTGGGCTGAACTAAAGTCACCATGCCCAAGACCTTCAGCAACGTCGGCACCAATTACATAAATTTCTTGACTATCTGGTAACTCCCAAATTGAAAGTTCTCCACCATCTTCAATAAATGTGTAATGGTTTCTACCAATTTCATTTTTGAGATAACCACGCTTTGGTTCAATTGGTTCAATATTCCGCAAAACATCAATATCAAATACAGGACGACCAGAGCGAATAAACGCTTCATCTGGATTGTCCGGATACTCCTGAGCCAACTGCCAGTCAGGAAGGTCACGCTTCTTAGCCTCATACCAGTCTTCGTCACGGTCTCCAGCAGACCACGGGAAGAACACACCAGTAAATCGGTTTGTGCTAGTTTGTGAACCAACCCATAGTTGGTGAAAGATATTACCTTCACCGTTGGCTGTGCTCAAACAGATAACACGACCACCAACGTCGGCAATAGGTTCAATAGATGCCCACGCTTCTTCAGCGTTGGGCAAGAACGCCATTTCGTCAATGATTACCCGATACACGGATTCACCACGAGCAGGGTCATTACCAGACGGCAAAGACTCAATAGCAGAGTCATTAGCAAATACCATCTTCAATTGGTTGTCCGAGAGTAGGTCTGGTCCACGTACACGCATCCACGCAGGAAGCATCTTGTAGCCATACTTAGTCTTCTGCAACAACTTAGATGCTTCACGCTCAGTACGTGAAAGCATAACCGTAAAGCGGTCAGGCCAAAAGAATGTTTCCCAGAAAGTAAATGCAGCAGCCAGAGTAGAGAACCCAATCTGTCGTGCCTTCAGAACAATACTGTAGCGAGAGTCAATCCAAACCCGCACAGTTTCTTCTTGCGCTTCACGCAACACAAACTTGATACGACCCCGTTCAGGGTGTCGAATCATCCAATGGGTAGAACAAAAGTGTGAAAATGCAACCACAAGTTCATCTGTGGTCGCACCTTCACTACCTTTGCATTTCCTCCACTCCTTCTCATTGAGAAGGTCAGTGAGTTCCATTATGCCTTCTTAGCGGCTACTTTCTTGGCTGCAATCTTTTTAGGACTTGCACCAAATGCTGCATCAATTTCATCTTTGGTGAGAACACCATCAATGCTTGCCTTGGCAAGACCTTCTGCAACCTTGAAGATGGAAACTGCGCCAGCAATCAATGCTGACTTCCATACTTCCAAGTCAGGAGCGATTACCGCAGCACCAGTCACCACGCCGAGGGCGTTGGTGAGGAAAAGTGCAACAATTCTGCCTGCAATATCTTTTGCCTTATTCATTGTTCTCCTTGAACATTACGCCGAGTAAATGGATTATCACGGCTATTACGGTGATTCCCCAACCCAAAACCTTGGTCTGACCAGACAACGTAATAAGCACCATACCGGTACCTGCAAGTGTCCAAGTCAAAGCATGGATTTCAGATAGAAGTTTCTTCACGCTAATAGCCCAATTCGTTACGGTTTGCGTGAGGACACAGCAATGGCTGTAGCACCAGCCGCTACGGCAATCAGGGTGCGACGGGTATCTACTGGCACAGCAGAACCAAGTGGAACATAGTCGCCAAAGTCATCAGAGAAAATGTCAATGGTCTCCTCGAATGCCTGTCGCACCTCCAAAGGCGCAGACTGGACAGCCTCTGTGACCGCATCCTTTTCCTCTTCGCTTATTTCAGTTACATCCAAAGACTCAAAGATTTCAACCGCCTGCTGCGGAGTAACAACTGACAGTACCTCTGGGCTGGTCGCCAAAGCGACAGCCTGCTCAGGGGTAGGTGGTTCTTCCTGTTCTAGAATCTGGTCAACAACCTGCTCAACCTGTTCAGGAGTTAACTCCTCTAAGGCTTCCTGAAGTTCCTCAACAGTTGTGGCTTCAGCAATCAAGGCAGTCACTTCTTCTTCTGCCAATGGCTCTAAATCTGGCTCTACCGTTGTGCTAGTCTCTTCAGGTGCTTCAGATGTTGTGGTCACTTCCTCAGTTGTTGTGGTCACTTCTTCAACTGTCGTGGTTGTTTCTTCTGGAAGCGTCTCCTCTGGAATGGGTTCCTCTTCTACTGGCTCTGTGGTGCTTGTCGTTGTTTCTTCAGGCTCTTCAGGAACGTAGATTTCAACGGGTGCTGGAAGAGTTGAACTTGTTGTTGTAGTAGTCGTCGTTGACGATGTTGTAGTCGTCGTACTTGTCGTCGTTGTCGTATTTGGTACTGTCGTCGTGGTTGTTGTAGTTGAAGTAGACGTCGTGCTCGTCGTTGTACTCGTACTTGAGGTTGAGGTTTCTGGAACTGTCGTAGAAGTCGTGACCGTGACAAGGACAGTCGTTTCGGGAACAGTAGTAGTAACTATCGTCGTTGTTGGGGTCGTGGATGTTGTTGTAAATTCCCATAATGAAAGGTCGCTTATCGTTAAGTGACCCGGCTGACAACACGAATCAATTGAATACTGTCTGAATGTAAATATATCACCAGCCGTTACTTCAACCGTCAAAGACCCTGTGGCTTGGTTCAACCGTGTTAGTAATGTGTACACACCGTTGACACCATACTGTGGCGGGTCATAGACCCAGCCATCAGCAGTCCAATACGACCATGTGAACGAAACACTATTTACGTCTTCTGGGATTGTGGTCTCAATCTGAACCCAGTTGGCACCCTGACAACCACCACCGTCAGGCCCTGTAATAATAATCGAGTCTTCAACTACGTTTACAGAACCCGTGGCGCAGGACTGCGAAGCGGTCCAGTCGCCTAATCCATCTGCTTTAGCAACCGTTGACCATAATGCCAGTAATGCTACTGGAACAAAAATTATCCAGCGTCTGGAAACGGAACCCATGACAATGATTCCTCATTCCAAGCGTGTACACCATCAGGCTTTGCTATTGGTGCCTTCCAAGAATTACCATCTCTAGTCCATGATGGGTATGGCTGCGGTCCAACGAAAACCCCGTTTTCATATGAAGAACCAATTTGGACATTTTGATTTTCGATAAGCACAAAATCTTCACTTTGTGCATCTATCCATTCGGCATCTGCAACAACAACATTGACAACAATATTATTTTGAATGTGTGCGTAGTTCATCATGCAACCACATATCTAATAACTACAACGCCTGCGACACCTGCTGTTGCACCACCACCACCCGCACCACGATTTCCAGTGTTTCCACTTCCTGACTGTCCGACACCACCGTTTGCATATGCAATATTTGAACCAGTTTTGTATGCGTTATTCACGGCTGCGCCTCCTGCACCACCAGAGTTATCTGTACCAACTCCTCCTGCACCACCACCACCAGCACCTTGGGAACCGTCACTGGAGTTTCCACCTCTATAACCCTCAACAGGTGAATATCCACCTGCGTTCCCTGCACCAGCACCAGAGCCGGGGTTAGCACCACCACCTGAACCACCAGATGCAGCACCATAGTAACTACCACCAAAAATACCTGCGCCACGACCACCACCAGTGCTTGATATAGATGTCAGTCCAGCACCACTGATTGATGAGTTTCCGCCACTAGAGGAAGCGCCACCTGCGCTACCGCCACCACCTGCACCACCAATAGTCACTGTCACAGTTCCAGTTGAAGCAAGTGTTTGTGTTGATGTGCGAAGTCCACCAGCACCACCACCTGAGCCTCTGTCATTACCGCCGCCGCCACCACCAGCAACAACAAGAATATCCAGTGTATTATTTGTACCTAAACCCGAAACAACGAAGTTGCCGTTTGAAGTGAACTCATGTGATTTATAATTTACCCCACCAGATGAATATGATGTTTCTGTTCCACCAGTAGCAATAATATAACTTACTCCACCACCAGACCAGTAAGAGTTTACTTGGTCAGTGTTGTTGCCACGGCGTGAGCGTGGAGCCAACGAACCACCACTGATGGCTTTACCACCTGATGTATTTCTAATGAAGGAAGGCACTTAGTACCCCTTAAGCGATTCGGTTTACGTACCCGAAAATATTGATAGAACTAGTTGTAGCAGCAAAAGCACGAACAACAAGTGAACCAGTAATAATCAATCCCGGAACAATCAAGTAAAGACCATTCTCAGCCTTAACCGTATACTCAATAATGTCACCGCCAGCAGTTGCGCCACCCCACTCAATAGTGAGTTTACGGTCTGTGGTGTCATAGTTGGTTGCATACAACCACACCTCATCCAACGCCGTAGCGTGAGCAGTGTGAATAAGTTTTCCAGCCGTTGCATCATCGTCAACGACAATGCCACGACCACTCGTTGAGCCGCTAAGTGCTAGTTTTGTAAAAGTTGCCATATATGTTCTCCTGAATCGTTACCTAACCAATAAAAATATCTTGTTCAACCGTATCAACACGGCTAAATACCTGTAACTCCAACCACTCGTCTGAGTCATGAAAATCAAAAGTTACAAGGTCGTACAGGTTTGAAAAGTAATCGTTAGCCAAATCACCAAGCGTAAACCCAACAGCGCCCTCGCTGATGTACCAGTCACGCTCTAACGTGCCACGATACTGCAAACCCTTTTCAGACCAGAACGCATACAGCAAGTCACCAAGGGTTTGACCAGCAGATGGATACGAGCCCGAAAGGGCCGTAAACATCGCATCGTTAGTTGTCGCCATAATCCCTCACTTCAAACACAGCCATCTTCGGATGTGCCCTGTCATCAATTCCGCACGCTGGACAAATCCAATGTGTTGCCACAGGTGGATACTCTTCGCCACACTCAGGACATTCAACCATGTTCACAATGCCTTCAAGTGTGTACGTTGAGCCTTCTCTCGCTCCGCTACCGCAGCAATCAAAGAATCCAACTCAGCATCAGAAAGTTCTGCTGCTTTCTTATTAGACTGAACCGTTACCGTAGGCGGAGCCATACGGTTAGTTGCCTGCAAATACAACTGTGCAGACTTGGTATCACCATCAAGAGCCTTGGCATACAACGTGTCTAGGAGTCGCTGAGTGCGCTCAGGCGACCCCTGAACTTCGTCCACCGCCGTTTTCCACTGGCTGACGAAGACTTCTTTTTTCTCCCAACGGCGGAGTGTTGTGACATTCACACCAAGATGCATTGCCATCTTTTCTTTTGAAGATGGATTGCGTTCAGATGGGGCTGTACACAACCAATCCAAATACTCTTGCTGTTGTGCTGTGAGAGTTAACTCTTCGTTCTGTTTCATTGCTAATAAGCCAAATCGTTACGACCACTCTCCGTGTTGTGCTAGCCACTCAAAGATATGTAACGAACGGGGGGGAGGGTAGGGAGGGGGGGAAGGACAAGACTGTCTGAGCCACCCCTAAGGGTGGCGAACAACCAGTTCGACTAGCACAGTTCAAGAGGTAAACACATGGCAACTAAAAAAGCATTCTGGGATAAAAAGAACCCAAACAAAAAGTCAACCCCGTTGACCCCTGCACAAAAAGCATCTGCTAAAGCCCGTGCCAAAAAGGCTGGACGCCCATACCCTAACCTCGTAGATAACGCCGCAGCCAAAAGGTCAAGCCGTGGCTAAAACCGCAGCATGGCAACGCAAAGAAGGAAAGAACCCTAAAGGCGGTTTGAACGCCAAAGGTCGTGCATCCTACAAAGCCCAAACAGGTGGCACCCTAAAACCACCAGTGTCAGCCAAGGCTGCAAAGTCATCACCAGCCAAAGCCAAGCGTAGAAAATCGTTTTGTGCACGTATGGGTGGTATGCCGGGGCCTATGAAGGACAAAAAAGGTAGACCAACCCGTAAGGCACTAGCCTTAAAAAAGTGGGATTGCTAATAAAAATAAGGAAAAGG